CTTTTTTCATTTTTTTTCGCTGGCCAAACAGTTGGGGCCGCGGGGCCGCCCCCCCGCCGGGGAGGTCAGCGCTTGCGCGCCACCCACACCAGCCCGGTGAAGGTGCTGGTGTGGCGGTCCTCCCAGGTCTGGCCCTCGCCCACCATGTGGATCTTCATTGCGCCGGACTCCAGCGAGGAGCCCGCCACCACGTAGATGGCCGAGAACTCCTGGTCCGTGATCAGGTCACCGTTCCGGACGGTGGTGGCCGAGACCGGCTCGAACTCGTTGTGGGTGGTGCCCACGGCCTGGTCCAGGCGCGCAGCCACGGTGCCATCGAACCGGTTGTCGATCTTGGCCACCGGCGCCTCCACGCCACCGTTGTTGTCCAGCTCCCATGCCGAGGTGCGGCCCAGGGAGTAGAACGCCAGCGCCGTGTCAGCGGCGGCCAGCGTGGCCGGGCGGCCCTCGGTGGCCAGGGTCTGGCAGACCAGGCCCAGGTCGTTGCGCTCGGCAACGACGAGCGAGACGCCGGTGATGGTGGCGGTGGTGGTGTTCATGGGGGCCTCCTTGGCCTTGTGGAGGGGGCGTGTCCCCCTCACATCCACTACATTACAGGCTTGACTGTGAAGTGTCAACCGGTGGGGCCAACTTCTTTGAAGTCGGCCCCGACCTGCTCAGACCTGGTCCAGCTTGGCCTCCAGGCTCAGGCCCGCGTAACCGACCTTCACGGCCCACGGCTCGGTGCGCTCGAACCCCTGGGCCTTCAGGACGGTGTCGGCATCGTCCAGGTTGGCGGGCCGCGCCAGCCACTTGATCGGGCCGTCAACACCGGCGTGGTACGCCTGGCGGATGATCATTTCGTCCTGGTCGATGATCGCGGTGTAGGTGACTCGCACGGCCATGGCTGGTAATCCTCCCTGCTCCGGGGGCCTGTCCCCCTCACACCCATTACATTACCGGCATGACTGTGAAGTGTCAACCCCTTGTGACCTGGGCATCCGCGCTTGTGCGCATAAAAGGCGTGACTGTATAGTGAGCGTGACGAGCATGCGACGCACGAGACAAGGGGAGTGGGTGACACCGTGACGGACACCGATGCGCAGGAGACGCCGGACGAGTTCGTGGGCTATGGGCCAGCGGGCGAGTATCTGGGGCTGAAGCGGAACACGCTCTCCAGCTACAACGCGCGCGGCATCGGGCCTAAGATCAGCCGGTACGAGGTCGAGGACCAGTACAACAAGCCTGTGTTCAAGCGGGCCGACCTGGACGAGTGGAAGGCCAACCGGCCGGGCCAGGGCGCCCGGACCGACCTGATCGGCGTGGCCGCCTGAAGCTTTCTTCCTGCCCCGCCCAGAGCGAGAGCCCGCCGGACGTGCCCCCGGCGGGCTCTCGTGCGTCCGGGAACGGCCCGGACTTTTATTACTTGTCGATGCAACTACCGGGCGGCCCGGCGCCGGGCGCGCTCGGCATCCGGCCCCACACCCATCCGGTACGCCTGGCCCAGGCGCCACGCCAGATCGTTCTCGGTGCGGCCCTCCTGGCGGCCCCCGGCGCGCCATGCCCGGTCCAGCCGGACGACCTGGCGGATCTTGCGGCCCTGCTTGCGACGGTCCTGGTTCATCTCTCGTGGTCCCTTCAGGTGGGTGGGCCGCCCCTCCCCGGGGCGGCCCTCGCGGGTCAGCGGACGGTGCGGCGCCGGTCGGCCTTGACGCTGGTGATGACCAGCGTGCCCTCGCTCTTGGAGGCGATCTCGCGGAGCGTGGTCAGCTCCTCCTCGGTCATCCGGGCGTAGGACGCCTCGCCGGAGATGGTGTAGTTCACGAACTTCAGGCCGGTCAGGTAGCTGCGCATCGTTCTTGTTCCTTCCGCTCTGTCCGGGGGCCGTTCCCCCTGACACGACAAACATTACAGGCTTGACTGTGAAGTGTCAACGCCAGGAGGCCCGATGTGGTCTACCTCACAGTCATGCCGTGGAGGTTGACGCTGAAGTGTCATGCCTGTAAAGTAGTTCTCATCAGGGCACGAACAACCAGGAGGACGAGATGGCGATCTACAAGACCCCGGCCGAGCTGCGGAGCTTCGAGCTGACCAACGGCACCACGGCCGACCTGATCGCGCTGATCGGGACCTACAAGGAGATCATGCACCGCGAGACCTGGGTGGCCCCGACCAAGGCGCCGGAGATCGGCACCGTGGCCTACGTGGACGCCATGGGCGACCGGCGCCGGGGCGTGGTCGTCAAGACCACCAAGACCAAGACGCACGTGGCCATCACGACCCAGGGCGCGGTTGACGCGGCGGCGGCCTACGAGGCGCACGTGGGCGCTGGCCGTGGCTCCCAGCCGGTGCGGGTCCAGATCGTCATCGCGGACACCAACTACGTGCTGGTGGCCCCGGCTCCCGAGCCGACCCCCGAGCCCGTGGCCGAGCCGGTCCCGGCGCCGGTCGAGATTGACGAGCCCGAGGCGTTGACACTTCACAGTCATGACGGTAAGGTTGACACCAACAGCAACGACGAGCCCGAGGGGGACGACATGACCGCCACGACCACCGAGAACGCACCGGCCAAGAAGCACACCGGCTCCGCCGTGGTGGAGCTGCTGGAGCGGGTCTGGGAGCGGATCCGCCAGAACCACCCGGAGCTTCCGGACGCCGTGATCGTGACCGGCATGGGCGCCAACCCGGGCGGCCTGAAGTGGGGCCACTTCCGGGCCGAGGGATGGGAGGTCGTCCGGACCGAGGGCGCCGCGCTCCGGCTCAACGAGATGTTCATGGCGGGCGAGACCCTGGCCAAGGGCGCGCTTCAGGTGCTCCAGACGATGCTCCACGAGGGCGCGCACACGCTGGCCCGGGTCCGGGACATCCAGGACACCAGCCGCCAGCACCGGTGGCACAACGCCAAGTTCCGCACGCTGGCCGAAGAGATGGGCCTGGAGTACACCCACGGCCAGGCGGACAAAGCCCTGGGGTTCTCGGCGGTCACCCTGACCGAGGCGACCAAGGCCGAATATGCCGACCTGATCGAGGAGCTGGACCGCGAGATCAGCCTGGTGGTCTCGCTCCCCGGCTGGCTCGGTGGCCTGGGTGGCCTGCTGGGCGGCCTGAACGGAGACCCGCTGGGTGGCGACGGGGTCAAGGGCCGCCCGGCCGAGCCGACCACCAGCAACGGCGGCAACGTCAAGCTGACGTGCGAGTGCGCCGAGCCCAACATCATCCGGGCCTCCAAGAAGGTGGCCGCCAAGATGGTGGTCAACTGTGGCGACTGTGACGCGCTGTTCCTGGAGCGCTGAGCGGCACGCCAGCACCGGCGCCGGGGTCACCCTCCCCAAGGGGTGACCCCGGCGCTTGCGTCGGCCCAGGCGCGCTCCTGGCAGGGCCAGCCCCACGCTTGCGGCGGGGTGACCCCTACGCCAGCGGCGGGCGCTATGAGATCCCCTGGAGTGATGTCGCGTAGGGGTTGACACATCACAGTCATGCCGGTAAAGTAATGGACGGTGGGAGAGGCCCGCCGTTAGGGGAGGGTGAGATGAGCGAACTGTCCAAGCTGCTGGCCGGGGCTGACGACCTCGGCGCCTGGCGCGACGCGCTGGCCCGGGAGCAGGCCATCCGCCAGGTGATGGCCGAGAGCGGCGAGTCCCGCGAGGTCGTGGAGGAGGCCATCGGCGCCATGGACGCGATGGCGGAGGAGGGCGTCCTGGACCTGTGCGAGGGCGAGCCCACGACGCTACGCGACGCCCTGGACCGCTACGTCCGGGTGCTGGAGGACCGGGAGGAGGTGCTGGCCCGGGACTGGGTCGTGGGGGACCTCTACGCGCTGCTGGGCTACCCGTTCCCGGAGAGGGCCACCGGGCTGGCCATTGACCCCGAGGACAGCCTGGAGCGCAAGGAGGGCGAGCCCGAGGGCTACCACGTGCGCGAGACCATCACGCTGGAGGACTACCCGCTGATGGGCTCCAGCCCGGCCGAGCGTGCCGAGGCCCAGGAGCGCTCCGAGCGCATTCGCCGGGCCGCCATGCGGGACCACCAGTTCGTGCCGGGCAAGACCGAGCTGGACGGGTGCGCCGCCATGCTCCCGGCCGGGTCCAGCGGCGGCCCGGAGACCGGCGTGTTGGTCATGACGGCCCAGTGCGGCTACCCCGAGGATGCCCACCCGAACGAGGGCTGAGCTGCGGAAACGGCGGCCCGAGATCCGGGGTTGCATACCTTGCAGTCAGTACGGTAAGGTATCAACCAGAAGGAAGGAGGGCCGCCGATGCGGACCGCAATCGAGGTCAAGGACCTCAACCTCCGGCAGTGGGATTACGTCCAGACGAACGTCCCGGTGGACGGCCGGACGTTCCTGCCGGGCCTGCCCACGGCGTGCGTGGTCCTGGAGGTCTCGCCGGACCTGGCCGCGCTCCACGTGGAGATGGACCTGGCCGAGTTCATCGGCCTGATGCTCACCCTGGAGAACATCCGGAACGAGCCCAACACCGTGGCCGTGGCCGCCGAGGCGCTGCTGAGCGAGGGCACCGGCTCCGGCCGGGACGGAGAGTGACGTGGACCCGCTGAAGGTGGTGGGCCTGGACCTCTCGATCTCGGAGCCAGGGCTGACACACACGGTCGAGGGGGCCGCGTGTACCCACGTCCTGCGGACCAAGAGCGTGAGGGACCTCCGGCTCCCGGAGATCAAGAACTGGGTCTTGGAGTTCTCGCACGGCGCCGAGCTGGTCCTGATCGAGGGCTACCTGAACCGGTCGATGTCGGCCGGGATCACCGGCACGGTCCACGGGGCCGTCCGGCTCGGCCTGATCGAGGCCGGGATCCCGTACGCCACGTTTCCCCCGGCCAGCAACAAGAAGTACGCCACCGGCAAGGGCGGGGCGAGCAAGACCGAAATGGCCATCGCCGCGCTGAAGCGGGGCGGGGTCGAGTTCACCAACGACAACGCGTGTGACTCCTGGTGGCTCTGGGTGGCGGTCAACGACCACCTGGGCGCGCCGGTGATCACGCTCCCCGTCGCTCAGCGGGAGACGCTGAGCAAGATCGTTCGAGAGGTCTAGGGCACGATGATCAACAGCAGGAAGGCAATGCTTCGCGAGGAGATCGCGGAGCTGGAGGCGGCGGCCGAGGCCGAGCTGGCGCGCAAGCGCCGGGAGCTGGAGCGGCTGGAGTCCCTGCCGGACTTCGGCGCCCTGGTGGACGGCACCGTCCTGGCCCTGACGGTCACCTACGGGCGTTCGCGGCCGTACGTGGTCGTGGGCTACAAGACCGGCGGCAAGTGGTACCTGACCGGCGAGCGGAGCCCGAACGGCATCGACTCCGAGGAGCTGGCCTCCTGGCTGACCACCAGCGGGCGGCGGCTCGGCACGGCGGCCGTGCTGGCCGAGATCGAGACCGTGACCGTGGGCGCCATCGACCTGGGGGCCGCGCTGTTCTCGGCCCTGCTGGGGGAGTGAAGATCGTGAAGATCCAGATGGTTCTCCCCAAGAAGAAGGAGACCCCGGGCACGGTGGTCTACGCCCTGCCCAACCCCACGGCCGTGGCCGTCGGTCAGGTCTACGTGCGCAAGGAGCACATGGTGGGCCTGAAGGTGAACGGCTCCTGGCCCGAGGAGATCACGATCAGCATCGAGGCTGGCGACACCACGGGGGAGCAGTGACCGACGACGCCATGCCCGCTTTCTTCACGGACGTGGAGATCGCGGAACGCGAGCGGGCGCGCGCCACGGTGGAGGCCCGAGCGGTCCAGGAGGTCAAGCGCCACCTGGCCCGCTCGGGCGGGCGCCTCGCATGTCCGCACCCGGTGCACCGGTTCGCCCAGGTGCCCAACAGCCCGGCGGAGATCATCCTCCCCGAGTGCGCCGGTCGGCCCGCCTGGCTGGCGGCCCGCCTCGGTGGGATCGGCGGCTCCGAGGTGGGCGCGCTGATCGGCGTGAACGAGCACGAGACCACGTGGTCCATCTGGAAGAAGAAGACCTCCGATCTCCCGGACGAGGAGCTGACCGGCGCGCCGATCGAGTGGGGCCACCGGCTGGAGGACGTGGTGGCCCAGAAGACCGCCGAGGAGATCGGCCTGGTCTCGCGCTTCGCTGGCGGACTGTGGGCCGACCGGGAGCGGCCGTTCATCCGGGTGACCCCGGACCGGCTGGCGACCAAGCCGCGCGCCTGGAAGGCCCTGGGCGTGATCGAGTGCAAGACCGCCGGTGATGACGAGCACTGGGAGTCCGGCACCATCCGGCCGAGCGGCCACGGCACGGGGCGCGCGCCGCTCAGCTACCAGGCCCAGCTCCAGTGGCAACTCGGCATTCTTGGCCTCCCCATCGGCTGGCTGGGGTGCTACGTCTCCAACCAGGCGCGCGACTTCTTCACGGTGGAAGTCCACTTCGATCGGGAGTGGTTCCGCGAGATGACCGACGCGGCCGAGCGTTTCTGGCTGGAGAGCGTGCTAGGGGACAAGATCCCCGAGCACGACCTGAAGCACCCGATCACCGAGGGCCTGCTGAAGGACCAGCACCCGGACGTGATCCGGCCCAGCGTCCAGCTCGGGGCCGACGCGGAGGAATGGCTCCGGATGTACGAGGAGGCCAAGGAGGAGGCCGACAGGGCCAACACCGAGCTGGACGCGGTCAAGAACTGGTTCCGGCTGATGACCGCCGACGCGGGCGCCGCCTACCTCGGTGACAAGAAGGTGGTGGGCTACCCGGTCGTCAACACCACGCGCCTGGACGTGGAGGCGTTGCGCCGGGAGATGCCCGAGGTGGCCGAGCGCTACACGGTCAAGAGCACCCACCGGCGACTGTCGATCAAGGTGCCCAAGGGCCTGAAGTCTGACAAGTAAGTGTCAAGGTTGCTACCTTGTCGGCAACACTGTAACGTGTACCGCGCTGGTCCTGAAGACCCCCGAAAGACCAGCGCCGGGCGGTTTTCGCGGGCCGCTCGATTCGGTGCCTGGATGGACCAGTAGCTCCGGTAAGCCCGCTTGGCGATGAGCCGGGCGGCCCCGGATGTGAACCCTCGCTCCGGGTTGAACGGGTAGGGACCGTCCGACCGATCCCAGGGGCCGCCGTTCGCGGCGGCGGCCCCGGCGCTATGGCTTCTAGCTCAATTGGCAGAGCTACCCGGGGTGCAAACTCGGGGAGGTTGCTGGTTCAAGTCCAGCGGAGCCAGCGGAGAGTCCGAGGTCCGCCCACGACTCTGCTTCAAAACTCAAGGTGGACGCCCCATGCGGCCGGGGTTAAGAGGGCCGATGAAATGGGGGAGCCGGGCAACCACAGGCAACACGCCCGGTGCTCCCCCGCCAACTGCAAACCGACAACCGCAAACCGCAAACCGCAAAGAGAGTGAGGCCAACATGGCCAAGGCAGCCAGCACCGTGGACGCGTCCGACCTGGACGAGGCGGACAAGCTGTTCGGTGGGGCCGACGTGGAGGACCTGGGGGACGACGATTTCGCCGAGGCTGAGGACCTGCTGGATGAGGTGGACGAGGACGACGCCGAGGCGTGGAACCCCACCGAGGCCGGGGAGCAGATCAGCGGCGTGATCGTCAAGGTGGGCGAGACCCGCTCGGACTTCGCCGCCAAGGGCGAGGACCCGATGGTCCCGACGGTCACGATCGAGAACAAGGACGGCAAGTTCCGCATCATCGGGTTCGCCTCGGTGCTGCGCAAGGAGCTTCAGGCCGTGATCGACGCCGGGACCTGTGCGCCCGGCAACCTGTTCGCGGCCCGCTACTTCGGTGAGAAGCCGATCAAGCGCGGTCCGTACGCGGGCAAGAACTACAAGCACTACGGCGTGATGGCCAAGGCGCGCAAGGCGCGCGCCGCCGCCTGATCCGGCTCCGACCGATACGGGCCGCCCGGGGGATCCCTGGGCGGCCCGTCCGTCTCTGAAGGAGAGACCCGTGGCAACCACCCTGACTCACCCGGGCGCCGGGCGCCCGAGCTTCACCCTGGACAACGCCAAGGTGCCCAACGGGACGGTCCTGCTGTTCGGGATCGAGTACCCCGGTATGGGCCAGACCGACCGGGACACGACCCGGGGCCGCAGCACGCCCAAGGTGTTCACGTACGCGATGCTGAAGGCCGGGGGCCTGTGGTACGTCACCGGCACCGGCAAGGTCCCCCAGGCGGCTGGCTGGGGCGCCGTGATGAACTGGCTGGCCCGGGACAACCGCGTGGTCCGCTGGGTCCGGGCGGCCACCTCCTGGGCCGATCTGTACCCCTCCCCGATCGAGGGCCAGGCGGCCACCGGCGAGCCCGCGTACGACGAGGATTTGACAACCTCCCAGGCGTCCGAGTAACCTCACAGTCATGACGGCAACGAGTAACGAGGAGATCCGGGACTGGCGACCGGCCAGTCCGGACGAGGTCCTGTCCGGCACGGTGGTCAGCGCGACGCGCGAGGCCATCGTGATCCGCACGGCAACCGGTGAGCTGGTCCGCGTGCACACCTCGGGGAGGCGCTGATGTTGGACCTGAGGCCCTACCAGCGGCGCGCCCTGGACAACGTGGCGACCGCCGAGCGCGAGGGCGTCCGGCGCCCGCTGATCGTGCACCCGACCGGCACCGGCAAGACGGTGACATTCTGCAAGGGCATTGCCGAGCGGGCCGAGCGCGGCCGGTCCGGCGTGCTCGTGCACCGTGAGGAGCTGGCCGAGCAGACCCGCAACAAGATCAAGATGGTGGCGCCCGAGCTGAGCGTGGGCACCGTCAAGGCCGAGCTGAACGAGCTGGACGCTGACGTGGTCGTGATCTCGGTCCCGACCATCGCCCGCGAGATGCGGCTGGCCCAGCTCGTGGAGTCCGGCCGCCGGTCCCCGTTCGGCACGCTGTGGGTGGACGAGGCCCACCACGCACCGGCGCCGAGCTGGACCCGGGCGCTGACCGAGCTGGGCTCGTTCAACTCCCACGGCCCGCTGACCGTGGGGTTCACGGCCACGCCGGAGCGCGACAACAAGACGCTGGGCGTCTGGGAAAAAGTTGTCGATTTCATGTCAATCCGGGAGGCCATCTACGGTGACCCCCGCAAGAAGGAGGAGGGCGGATACCTCGTCCCGATCCTCCCGGCCGTGGTGGTCGAGACCTCGGTGGACCTGGACAAGGTCGGCCGGTCGCGCGGCGGGGACTACTCGGACGGCGGCCTGGGCACGGCGCTGGAGGAGTCCGGCGCCATCGCCCAGATGGCCGACGCGGTCAAGGAGAACGCGCCGGACCGCAAGGGTGTGGCCTTCCTCCCCACGGTGCGCACGAGCCAGCTCCTGACCGAGGCGCTGAAGGCGCGCGGCATCGCGGCCGAGCACCTGGACGGGGCGACCCCGGCGGACGAGCGGCGGGCGATCCTGCGGCGGCTGAAGACCGGCGAGACCCAGTGGGTATGCAACTGCGCGGTCCTGACCGAGGGGTTTGACGAGCCCTCGATCTCGTGCGTGCTGATCGGTCGGCCCACCAAGTTCCACGGGCTCTACGTCCAGATGGTCGGCCGGGGGACGCGCCTGTTCCCCGGCAAGAAGGACCTGATGGTGATCGACATCGTGGGCGCCAGCGAGCGCCACGAACTGATCGGCCTGGTGGATCTCGGCCTGGACATCGACGACCCCCGCAAGCGCAAGGAGGGGGAGGAGCCCGAGGCCCAGGCGTGCCCGAGCTGCGGCGTGCCGTGCGAGTTCGCCGAACACCGGTGCGTCCAGTGCCACCGGTACCTCCCGGCCGAAATCGCGCTGAGCGGCGGCACGCGGCACGAGAACTGCAAGTCCGGCGGGGCCAAGAAGGTGGACGTGTTCGGCGCCTCCCGGCTCCGGTGGCTCCCGGTCGAGTCGGGGTTCTGCCTCGGCGCCGGTCAGGAGGTCGTGGTGATGGTCCCCGTGGGCGTGGACACCTGGAAGCTGGCGGCCTACCAGGGCGGCAAGCTGACGATCCTCCACGAGGAGCTTCCGGCGGACTGGGCGATGGGCATCGGGGAGGACCGGGCCAAGGCGTTCACCAAGCTGGTGGAGCGCTCGGCGCGGTGGCTGAGCGCGCCGGTCACCGACGCCCAGCGCCAGCGGCTGGTCCGCGAGGGCCTGCCCTCCAAGCACATCCCCCGGGTGCGGACCAAGGGCGAGGCGGCCGACCTGATCACCCGCATCGCCGGGCGCCGGGCGGTCCGGCGGATGGTGGGTTGACGACCTCCCCGGCATAGCGGTAATGTTCACTTTGCAGTTGAGGCGGGGGGAGCTTGCTCCCCCCGCTCGGGCACAGGGCACGAGAGGACGGGGCATGGAAATCACGATCAAGACGGCCGAGGAGTTCTGGCGGGACAAGGTCTCGATCCAGATCAGCGGCACGGCGGACGAGGTCCAGACGGTGGGCCAGCACTTGGTCCGGGGCCGCCAGGCGGGCTACTGGGCCGACGCGTGCGAGCGGGCAGAGGCCCGGGTCCGGGAGCTGGAGGAGCGCAACTCGGACCTGGCGGGCCAGCTCGCGACCGCCCAGGAGGCGCGCGAGATCGAGACCAAGCGGGCTGAGGGCCTGGCCCTGACGGTCCGGGGGTACGACCAGGACCGGCACACCGAGCGCGACCGGGCCGACCGGGCTCAGGCCCGGGTAGCCGAGCTGGAGGCCAGCCTGGCCCGGTACGTCAAGGGCCACGTGTGCACCGAGCGATGCACCAAGGACGCTCACGTGGCGTTCGAGGGCCGGTCGCTGGTGGCCGATCTGGAGACCGCGCTGGCCGACGCCCAGACCCGGATCGGGGAGCTGGACGGCCAGCTCCGGCGGGCGCTGGCGGAGAAGGAGCGCCGATTCACCACGGCCCAGGTGGAGGATGCAAAGGCAGGTGCAAAGGAGGATGCACGTGCGGCGATGCAGCGGGAGATCGTGAACCCGCTTCAGAGCAAGGTGGACGACATCACTCGGGCCGTGCTGGGCGAGGAGCTGAAGAACGAGATCACGACCTACCGGGACTCCAGCGCGGCCATGCTGATGGTGGAGGCGCTGACCGAGGTCCGGCGCATCACCGGTGTCACGTCGGTCTGAAACGGAGCGGGCCGCCCCCGAGCGAGGGGCGGCCCGATGATCAACCAGAAAGGTGACCGAACGTGAACGACGGTAACACCACTCCCGGCCAGGCGCTGACCGCCGAGCACCGGGCATACCTGGAGGCCCACGCGGTCAACGTGGAGCTGGCCGAGCGACTGGGCGTGCGCTCGCTGCTCTCCCACGACGACAACCCCACCGAGGGCGTCTGGCCGAACTGGAGCAACCACCCGGCCATCGTGTTCCCCTGGACCTCGCCGGACGGCCGTGTGGAGTATCAGGTCCGGCCGGACGACCCGACGGCGGACCGGCGGACCGGCAAGCCCCGCAAGTACGTGTTCGCCAAGGACATGACCCCCGTGCTCTGGGCACTCCGGGAGGTCGAGGGCTCCGAGCTGATGGTGATCATCGAGGGGACCAAGCAGGGCCTGGCGGGCGCCAGCTACGCGCCGCCCGGCGTCTCGGTCTACTCGATCGCCGGATGCCGGATGTGGCAGACCCCCGGCGGCGGCCCGATCCCGGATCTCGCGGTGGCGGACGGCAAGAACGTGGTGGTGATCCTGGACGCGGACGCAGCCACCAACCCGGAGGTCTACGAGGCAGGCATGGGCCTGGCGGCGGCCCTGGCGGCCGAGGGCGCCACCAAGGTCTCTTTCGGTCGCCTCCCCGGGGGAGCCGACAAGAGCGGCCTGGACGACATCCTGGCCGGGCGGCCGGAGGACCGGCGGGCGGGCTACCTGAAGCGGGTCATTGACGGCGCCAAGGCCAAACCAGCGGACGCCAAGCCCAAGCCCCGGAAGAAGACCGGCGGAGCGCCGGTGGCCGCCGACGGGCGCGCAACGATCATCTGTAACCGGGACCGGCTGGAGGTGATCAACGACCTGACCAAGGCGCTGCTGGACCTGTGGAACGCGCGGCGCCTGTTCAACCACGGGGGCGTGATCTCCTGGCTGAGCGACGAGGAGACGATGGCGCCGGTGGACCGGGGCTCGTTCCACGACCTCGTCCAGGCCACGGCCATCACGGTCAACGAGAACGACGGCGCCCAGGGCGTGACGTACTCCTACACCTGGCCGGACGCCGGGACCATGTCCGCCACGATGAGCCGGGCCGCCAAGTTCGCCTCGCTGGCCCGCATCGCCCACGCGCCGTTCGTCCGGCCGGACGGGACGATCTGTACCGAGCCCGGCTACGACGAGGCCACGTGCACGCTGCTGATGACGGACGAGGTGTTCGCCGGGATCGAGGTACCCGAGGACCCGAGCGCGGCCGAGATCGCGGCGGCCCGGGACCTGCTGCTGGAGGAGTGGCTGGGGGACTTCCCGCTGGACGGGGAGGCCGACCGGGCCAACTTGCTGGCGCTGCTGGTGACCCCGGCCATCCGGGGTAACGTGCCGCGCGCTCCCCTGGCCGTGATCGACGGCCTTCAGATGGGCGTGGGCAAGAACCTGCTGGCCGATGTCCTGCTGACGGTCTACACCGGCCACGCGGCCCTTCCGATGAACTGGGTGGGCGAGCCCGAGGAGATCCGCAAGCAGGTCACGGCGGCATTCCGCACCGGCCAGGAGTTTTTCGTCTACGACGAGGCGCACACCCTGGAGGGCGCGCCGCTGGCCCAGGCCCTCACGGCCGAGGTCTGGCAGGACCGGATCCTGGGCGTCTCGAACATGGCCAGCTTCCCGAACAAGGTCACGTGGATCTCGCTGGGCAACAACGTCCAGGTGAAGGGCGACATCACGCGCCGGGTCTACCGGATCGCGCTCCGGCCCCGGTACGCGAACCCGCAGGACCGGGCGGCCAGCTCGTTCCGGCACCCGGGCACCTCGGGCCTGGACCTGGGGAGCTGGACCCGCAAGCACCGGCGGGACCTGCTGGTGGCCATCCTGACGCTGGTCCGGGCCTGGTTCGCGGCCGGGGCGCCGACCCCCAAGCGCGGCGTGTCCTTCGGCTCGTTCGAGCAGTGGGAGCGCATGGTGGGCGGCATCGTGGAGGTGGCGGGCCTGGAGGGATTCCTGGCCAACCTGAAGGTCTGGCGCTCGGAGTCGGACTTTGACACCCAGTATTGGATCAACCACCTGGAATGGCTCCGGGAGCAGTTCGGGGAGGCCACGTTCCGCACGGCCGACGTGAAGGCCAAGGCGCTGACCGGCGGGACGGACCTCTACTCGGCGCCGCCCAAGCTGGACGACCCCACCGAACGGACGTACGGCAAGAGCCTGGGCGAGGCGTACAGCCGGATCTCGGGGCGGCACTACGGCCCGTACTGGATCCAGCGGGTGGGCTCGGCCCACGGCCACGTCAGCGTCTATCAGGTGTTCCACGACGATGACCTCCCCCCGTGGAAGGAAGACCCCGAGCCGGTCAGCCCGGCGCCGACCGAGCCTGACACTCACACGTCAAGCCCCGATCCCCAGCCTGTGGAGGAGCCTGTGGATATCCCGATGCCCGAGCCCGCCCCGGAGAACGAGCACGCCGAGGCGCGCGGACCGGCGCCGGAGGACACCATCGGCGGGGAGACCGACGCGCTGGCGCCCACGGCCGAGGTCACGGTGATCGACCTGGAGACCGGCGACATCGGGGACCAGTTCAAGGCCGAGCCCCGGGACTACGTCCGGCTGGCCGGGTGGGCGCACGATGACGGGCCGGTGGCGACCACCGAGCGGGACACGGTGGCCCACGCGCGCCACGCCATCATCGGCGGCCGGGTGGTGACCGGGCACAACATCATGGCGTTTGACCTCCCCGTCCTGGTCCGAGCGGGCGCGTTCATCATGCCGTGGGTGCACGAGCAGGCGGCGGCGGGCAACCTCGCGGACACGCTGCTGATGGCCCGCTACGTCGATCCGCCGATGGCCCGGGACAAGGGCGTGGACGCCACCCGCAAGTACGACCTGGGCGCGCTGGCGGTCAAGTACGGGGCGATGGGCAAGCTGTCCGACATCTCCAGGGCGCTGGCCAAGAAGTACGGCGGCTGGGGCGAAATCCCGGTGGACCTGGACGACCCGGACCCGGCACGCGCCGCTGACGCGGCCAGCTTCCGGGAGTACCTGGAGCACGACGTGGGCGGCTCCCGGGGGCTGTACGCGGCCCTCCTGGAGGCGCTGGGCGGCACGATGCCGGACTACCTGAGGCGCGAGCACCGGGTGGCCGCCATCGCCGCTCAGATCAGCCACAACGGGTTCCTGGTGGACCAGCCGCTCCTCGCCCAGCGGGTGGAGGAGATCCAGCGCCGGAAGGCCCAGGCGATGGAGCTGCTGGCGGGCAAGTACGGCATCCCCACGGCCGACGCCAAGGGGAAGGAGTACGCCGCGCCGCTGGCCAGCAAGCTCGGCAAGGAGGCGCTGGAGGCGGCCCTCCTCGCGGCGGGCGTCAAGCCCAAGGCGCTGTGGCGCACGCCGAACAGCGGGGACCTCCAGATCAGCGCGGACGCCATGCTCCACTACGGCCGGGAGTACGGCCACAACAAGACGGTCCTGGAGATCGTGAAGGCGGTCTACCGGATCGTGTCGGCCCGCTCGATCTATGAGACCGCTCAGAACGCGATGGGGCCGGACGGCCGGGTTCACCCCAAGATCAGCTTCAAGCAGGCCACCGGCCGGTGGTCGAGCACCGAGCCGGGGCTGACGGTGTTCGGCAAGCGCGGCGGGCGGCACGTGGAGCGGGCGGTCCTGCTCCCCGACCCCGGCCAGCTCCTGGTCTCGTTCGACCTCTCCCAGGTCGATATGCGGGCGGTCGCCGGGCTCAGCCAGGACCAGGCGTACATCGACATGCTGAAGACCGACGACCCCCACACGGACCTCGCCCTGGCGCTGTTCGGTGACCCCAAGATGCGCGAGGTGGCCAAGCCGATCGGCCACGGCTGGAACTACGGGGAGAGCCTGAAGCGGATCAGCATGAGCAACAACATCGAGCCCCACTTGGTGGTCCAGTTCGACCGGATGATGCGCGAGCGCTTCCCCCGGCTGGTCGAGTGGCAGGACGAGATCCGGGCGCTGGCGGCCAGTGGCCAGCTCCTGGACAACGGGTTCGGTCGCCTCATGCGGCCCGACCCCCAGCGCGCTCACACCCAGGGTCCGGCGCTCGGCGGCCAGGGCGCGGCCCGGGACATCATGATGGAGGGTTGCCTGAACCTCCCGGCGGAAGTCCTCCCCATGCTGCGCGCCCAGGTCCACGACGAGATCGTCTTGTCCATCCCGGCCGACCTCGTGGAGGACGTGAGCCGGGTCGTGGTGGACGCGCTGAGCCTCCACGGTGAGCCCTGGCGGGGCGTCCCGATCCTGGCCGACCGGAGCCCGGCGGGGACCGACTGGAGTAAGTGCTACGAGAAGTGACGGGCGCCGGGGGAGCGGTTGCGCTCCCCCGGTACCCTGATCACTTGAACGTCATAACTGGCAAGTAATACGGAGACCGAACATGCCGAGCGAAGAGGACGAGATGAGCAACAAGACCGAGGCCACGTTCCACCCGGCCACCGACGCCGGGCCGCCGGGCCAGGCCCCCGAGGTGGACCCGCTGGCGGCCGAGCACTGGGCTACCGGCAACTGGCCGACCGGCCAGCTCCCGATCTGGGCCGACCTGACCGCCCAGCACGGCCAGCCGCGCCACGCCCCCGAGCCGCAGTACGGGGCGGCCGGGATGCACACCTGGGATCCGGCGCCGGGCGAGCGCTCGTGGAACCGGGTGGGCACCGTGCTGGGCGTGGTCCTGGTGGCGGCTCTGTTCCTGGGCCTGCTGGGGTTCGTGGTCCAGCGGATGAACTGGCTCCCCGCTGGGGTGCCGCTGATCGGCAAGGACTCGGGCGTGGCCGCGTGCGAGGCCATCAGCAAGGGCCAGGCGCCGGTCAAGGCCAAGGGCGTGATGACCCTGGACCAGTACCGCCAGGCGCGCGAGGTGTTCGCGGACTCGCGCTACCCGGCTATCCGGGACAACGGCACCAAGCTGATGGACCTGGCCTGGCAGGCCCAGGGCATGGGCTCGAACAACCTGGGCGTCCTGGCGCTGGTCGGCCCGATATCGGACGCGTACAGCGGCCTGGCCGGTGGCTGTGACGCGGCCGGATACACGATCCCCTCGCTGGGATCCTGACGATTAACTGTCAAGGAGGAGAGATGCGACGCACGCTCGGAGTGGTGACGGCACTCATTGCGGCGGCCCTGCTGCTGGCCGGTTGCCCCCTGCCCGGTGAGAACCCCAAGCCGGTCCCGACCTACACCCCGGCGCCCGCGTGGTCCTGGCCGTACGGCCAGAGCCCCAAGGCGCTGGCCGAGGCGCCGGTGACCACCACGGCGGCCGTGACCTTCACCTGGCCCAAGCCGACCACCACGCCGGTGCGTAAGCGGGTGATCGAGGTGGTGGACCGGATCGGCCCGGCCAAGTGGAACGTGCGCCAGGCGATGAACTGGCTGGACCGGTACACGGCCTCGGACATGCGGCTGGTCAGCAAGTGCTCGGGCCGGGCCTGGCGCTGTGTCACCTTGCGAGGTGGCAAGTTGCCACGCAACTACCTGGGCGTGACCGAGGGCAACCGGATCAGGATCGACACGGTC